ATGATTGGCAAGATATTTGAAAAAGGGAAAGGCAGCTTCCGAAATCGGATCGAATATATTTTTGGTCTTAGCAAGCATGAGCATGCCATTACAACAATCAAAACCATTGGCAAGAACTGCTTCGCCCCAGACCCTCTTCGTCGCGGACATACCAAAGACAAAATTGATGCCGAAGGTATGATTCAAGAGTTCGATGCGATTGAGAAAATGCGGGACTCAGCAATTGATTCCGATCGCGTTATCAAGCCGGTTTGGCACGCCATGCTTTCCCTTAAGCCCGGAGAATCCCTGACGGACGAGCAATGGCTTGAAGCAGTCGAGACATACTTAATCGACCTGGGATTTGGCCTGGAGAACAAGTGGGTAGCCGTTCTGCACGGGGATACTGATCATCAGCACGTACACATCGTCGCTAACAGGATTTGCATGAACGAAGAGTTCACTGTCGTCAAAGACAGCAACGAGCGCATGCGCAGCTGTGACAGCACCAGTGGCATCGAAGATCGGTTTGGCCTGTCGAAGGCTCCAGCCCCCAAGGAAACCTGGGGAACGCCGATCTCCCGAGCGCAACTTGAGGCCAGTCAGCGCGACGGCAGCATCCCCCTGAAGCACAGAATGATCGCCAAGATCGCAGGCGCCGTTGAGGCATGCCAAGCCCAGGGCGGCGACATGTTCCTGCTAGTCCAGCTACTGCGCCGGCAACAGGTCTACATTCACTTCGCGAAGAACGCCGAAGGCCAACCCACAGGCATCGCATATGAGCTAAACGGCACGATCATTTCAGGCCGCAAGCTCAAGCGCAGCCGCCTCACTTTTCAAAAACTCATACAACAAGAAGGCATCAGCTATGACCCAGAAACCTTTCCAGCTCTTGAGGCAGAGGCTGCTCGAAGAGACGCAGAAAGCCAGGAGCGAGTCCGAATTTTCTATCTCGTGCTCAGAGCCCGTAATCGTCGACCCCTACGTCTCAGCATCAAGGCGCGTCAGCAGCAAGAGCTCGAAGCGACCATCAAGCTGATCATCGCCGCGATCCTGGCCCTGTTCGGTATCCGCGCCAATTTCGAATTTGAAGACAAAAAGCCTGGCGAGAGCTACTACCAGCTGCGTTCGGGTTGGGCTTCACTGCCGCAGGTCGAGCAGGAACAAGATCTGCTGGAGGCCTGGGAGCGCGACCCTGAGCTCGCCTTGCATAGCTAGCAGTCAACTGGCCATCACCCGGTGTAGAATCGGCTTTCGACACAGGGAGATGTGCCATGCCTACTATTTTTTTAAGCCACAACTATCAAGACAAACCAGTTGTAGAGCCAGTCGCTATTGAGTTGAGGAAGATCTACGGCCAAGAGTCGGTCTTTTACGATGACTGGTCTATTCAGCCTGGCGACAGCATCATCGGCAAGATGAATGAAGGCCTCGCGTCTCCTGACTTTTTCCTGTTTTTCGTCACTGAAAACAGTCTGAAAAGCGGCATGGTCGAGATGGAGTGGCAGAGCGCCCTATACCAAGCTGCGAAAGGTAACATCACGTTTGTTCCAGTGCGTGTTGATGGCGCCCCAATGCCACCGATCGCTGTGCATAGGCTATTCATTGATATGTACACGAACGGCATTGAGTCAACAATTCAGCAGATTAAAGACCGGATCGCAGGCAAGACTGATTTCACCCCCAAGCATTCTGATTTCTCAAACCTGACCTACACAGTCGTAGGTGATCCGAGCAAAGAACTCAAGATCACAGTCAAAGCGGCACTATTGCAAGAGTCAAATCCAAAGTTCATGTTTCTGGTTAAGAATGAAATGGATGATGCCTTCGTTTGGATTGATGGCGCCGCTGCCATTCACTCGGGCCCACACCAGAATGTTGAGATTGAGGGTATCGGCAGAGCTACGGGCTTGATAGCAGCGCCTTTCACTGGGACTATTCGCCCAAACTTCCCAATCACATTCACTATCAAACCAAAGCCAGGATGCCCGCCTGTAGAGCTGCTAGATGTCCTTCATGAGACCAGAGCTGCTTTCTTCTCGCCGATCCCTCGCACCACCCTGCAGTAAACAAAAATCCCCGCGCTGCGGGGATTCTAATTATTTTTCCTCAACGGTAATCAATCCGTCACAGACCTAGTTACGTTGACGCTGATTGAGTCTGAGCTAACGCCTGAGCCGTAGGTGCTAACCCTAAACTCCAGCTCGCCCCTAAGCACACCGCCGTTGCTGGACGCCTCGCCCTCAAACCTCCAGCTATTCCCGGTCAGATGATCCGCCTGTTCAACCTTCACGCCCCCTGAGTACACAGCAATCGACACGGTGCCAGCGAAGGCCTGGTCACGATCGTCAGTGTAAAAAGCGACCTCCTGCACAGCCCCGCTCCTGAACCTCCAGGTAACCTCAGCAACCCCGGAAATCTCACCCCCACCAACCCCATTCACCAACACCTTCGCAGGCGGGAAAACCTGGTCATTAGTGCCTTTGACGACAAAGCTTCGCTCTGTAGCTTCGGGCTCGGTTTGACGGCGAGTCTGGGTTTTTACGAGGGTCTTGAGGTAGACCGTTGAGCCGGCATTGAACTGGCCGAGGGTGATGCCGTACCCCTCTGATACAGCCCAGGTTTTGGTGCCGGCTTGGTGTGATTTTGCAGTGCTGCCGAACAGTGCTCGGCGGACGTTTTTTAGCTGAGCCGTGGTGCTGGTCAGGATCGTAAAGGTCTCGTAGCTCAGCCATTCGCCGTTGATGTACAGGATGCCCAGGGCTTCGCGGTTTTCGTTTTGGCTGTAGTTGTCGAGCCGGCTGATGTCACCGGAGACGATTGGGCCTGTGGCCAGGGTTGCGGGGCTTGCTGGGAGTGACTCAGTGAGCTGGAAAACTGGAGTGAATGGATAGACGCCCTGATCACTCCAGGACTCTGTGCCCTGGCGGCTTATTAGCTTGAAGTCTTGGCCAGCGGCTGGCTGTTCAGCGAGCACCATCAACGTTCGGGTCAGACCTGCGGTCTCGTTGAAGATTGCCGGGGCTTCGACGATTTGGATGCTGGGCGGGTCGACTGGCTCGAAAACTGGCTTCGTCCATGTGCGCTCGCCGCCGTCTGCGTACACGGTGTTCTGAACGCCGAAAACGTCTTGCGTTAGACTCAGTTTGATCGAGCTGTCGTTCAAGCTACCGACGTCAACGGACATCACACGCATGACCAGGCCCTCGACATTCAGGGGCGGCCAGTCCAGCGTCACAACGTCGAGCATTTCGATGTCAAACATTGATCTGTTGCACTCGACAATGCAGCTGGCCAGTGGCACAGACAACGGCCTCAATTCACGCTGCGCGACTTTGGCAGCAAGGGCGCCAGTCGAAATGGACATGTAGTCGTAACTAACGCCGTCGCTGTCACCCTTGTGTATCCGCAGGCCCAGGTTTTGAGCCGTGGCCGTACGTTCAGTGAAGCCATCAGCGATCGACAGGTATTTGATCTTGACCTCGTTCACTGCCGTGTCGAGGCTGCCCCGATTGAAGTTGCTGATGCTCTTGATATTCGAGGCGTCCAGGGCTGGCAGATCGGCGACAACATAGTCTTCGCGGGCCAACTTGAGCTTCAGCTGGCCAGTGCCGGCATCTGTGACAAGCGAGCCATTAATGACCTTCAGGATGTCATCGATGACCGCTGATGCCTGCTTTGCCGAATCGACAGCCCCACTGACCCCATAGCCCTCATTGAAGAGGATCTGCGCGCAGGCCTCGATCGTTGCCTGATCAACCAGGGAGGCTGAAATCGACGCCCCGAATCTCTTGTCGGTGAGGAATTCGTGAATCACATAGGCAGGATTTGCGTCGTAATCGCCGACCACTTCAAAGGCCCCGTTACCCGCAGGGGACTTCGGAAAGCGACTGCAGACAAACGAAATCTTGGCCGGGGTTTCGGTGTTACCGATGTAAAACTGCTCTAGGACTGCATAACAAACACCTCTCAGGCCAGAAACCAGGTCGATACCAACGACACGCTGGAGGTACGCATTTGCCCTCTGAAGCAGTCCTCCGTTGTAAAAGCTGACCGTGCCCTGGACACCGCCGCCACTTTCTTCCCCGCCAAATAGATCCGGTTTGTTGATCGTGAAGGAGCCGGAGGTCACTTGACCAGACCAGGCTTTATCGTCGTCAAACCAAACTTCACGCAGAGTAACGTCCGGGCCATGGCAGATCCCCAGCTGCACACCCATAAAGTACTTGTAACCAATCGTCATCTTTTTTGACGAGAAGCCAGACTTCACTTTCTTTGTAATTTCTTTGGAGCGGAGATCCCCATACCATAGAACGTTTGCCCCGCCCAATTTCCGAGTCCCGTACAGAACTTGAATTGGTCTCTCTGCCGCAGTCGGGAAAGTGAAATCCTCTAACCCTGCAGGCTTTCGGTCATCTTTTACTTTGCTGCCAACAAACATCATGGCCACCGCGATGACCATCATGATGATTTGAAAAATTGCTAGGGCGCCCATTTGGTTTCTTCTTGTTTTTATAGGAATGGGTTTTCGTCAGGAATGGTCAGGCATCCTGAAAAGTTGTCAAAGTTATTAAATGATTGGCAGGCTTTAGCAGAGCGATCGCAGCCCTTGGCTAGCTTTACTTGACTGCCAGCGCTTAGTGAATCCATCCCGGAGATCATCGTTACTGAATTTTCTTCAGGGTCTACTTCGAGGATCATTCGATAGTCAGTTCCGTCAAACGAGACTAGGCCTGCTAAGTAGTAGTCAGCCTCATGGTTGAGTGCTGACAAGAAGATCTTTGAGCCACCACTGTCTACTTTCAGGATTGTCTGGGTTTCCTGGTATTGGGTGATATCAAGGGTGCAGAGATCATCATAGAGGTGATGGTTGCACTGGCCCTGATAGCCGAATCTAAGGATCTGGCGCCGGAGTAAGGCGCTTGCTGGGTTGCACGTAAGGGTCGCAATTGAGTTGTTCCAAGCTACTGCGCTGACTTCACCAGCAAACACGTTCACATACAGGTTCTTGTCGTCGCGCTGGGATCTGAAGATTTTGAGGTTTACGTGCTTGGCTGGCAGGTGCGAGCGGAACAGCAAAGGCACTGGAGAGTCGCCAGGGAGCTCGATGGTCAGCTGGTTTTTGTAGTCTTCTGCCGTTCTCTGGACTTTGCCACGTTTCATTGCCAGAGGTTCATAAATAACACCGTCAGTGTGAAGGTGTGGCCTAGAACCGGACGTATAGGCAAAGAACTGCGAGCCGAACTCAAACAGGTAGAGCTCAACGGGCTTGTTAAGCGATAGTGATCTTTCGATCGACTTCAGGGTCAACATAAATGAGCTGCTTTATTATTTTTGTTATAGAGCTGTCAGCGGGAGTGTCGAATGTGTGAGCAAATTCGTCTGACTCGAAACGACCTAGAAATAGGGGTGCTATGTACTCGACGTCTTCGACCCTGATGTTTTCGACCGACTCTTTAAGCGTTACCACTTCAGTGCTGTCCAGGCCTTGGATCGCAGATTCGACATTTCGATACAGTACGCTACCATTATACAACCTGAGTGCAATCGCAGGGGCGAACGTGTTGGACTTCAAGAAGTTCTTGTAGTTGGCCTGTCCGATGGTTATCTCAAGTGTCGGGGCCTCGACATCCTTGGCCAGCTGCATAGCCACTAGAGGGCTTTCCATGTAGAACTCGCCCTGGGCACCACGTTCAATCTCAGCAAAGTCATCAAATCTCTTTCGGGAACTCTGGTCAAAGAATCTCCAACTGTACTGCAGATATTTCACAGCGCCCTGAAGGCGATCGTGGATGTATCGTCTACCAATACTGGGGTCAAGAGTTTCTCTCAGTCGCTTATATTGAATAGTGCAGTCTTTTGATCGATCAGGCCTGATGTCCAAGACTCGCCGGCCATTGAAAATAGTGAAGCTGTCGACAGGCACGGGGCGAAGCAACTCAACCTCATCGAAATCGAACGATGCCTGGGTTACTTCGACATCCATCCCGTGTGCCGCGGACGAAACATCCTCACTGATCCAGGCCTGGCTGACGGGAACAATGCGAGAGCCGCTACGGTAGTTTTTCTTAACCAAATCACTGAACGACACCTCCTCCCCATCAACCGACGCAACCAGGCAGACTTCCCACGCATCAGCGTCGGACAACATGACTCGGCAGCCAGGCATGACCCATGCGCTCAGATCGGTCACCGTGGCTTTGGTATCAAACCGAGCAACAGGCTCCGCGAGCTCGGATTGCATGGGCCAGATGGGCACCAGGTACTGGCCGGAGAAATTGCCAACGAGATTGGAGAAGAGGTACTGGTCAGCGTCCGTGAGTCCGTATTGGTAGGTCGCCGACATCCGAGGTTGGTCACGAAGGGAAATCCTCTGTTCAGCGCCATTCCAGCTCTCGATGGTTTCCGTCAAGTAGCTGTGCCGAAGCTCGGGTTGCATGCTCCAGTCGACTGGGAAATGCAAAACGATGGCCATCGTCGCTGAGAGCTGGAAGCTATATGAGCCTGCTTGCCCAAAATCAAAAGAGGCCCTGTAGCTCAAGTCACCGGATGTTTGGTTAAGAAAAACTGAATACGCTGAAGAAGCGAAAGAGGCCACTCGACCGGAACGAATGCCATCCAGGTCGACCCCCTCAGCGCCTGTTTCAGTGACCCCGGCCAGCTGCAGGCTAGAACGATACGAATGCCAAATCGAGAGCTCGAAAGTCTCTCCGCCAGTGACCAGACCTGCATCAATCACTGGTGGGGATACGAAGACATTGTCGAAAAACACGTCTCCCCAGGTTCCCACCTCAAGCCCCTGATGGGGCAGATTCAGGCCGGCATTTCCGACATACCGGTACCCACCCAGCAGACCACTTCGAGCACTTACCGGCCTCGGATCAAGCGCAAAGTCATACCCGCAGTACCTTGGTTCGGCAGCGGCAATGGTGAGAAACCCAGGGGAAATCTTAGGCATCGACTTTCACCGCGAAGCCAAGCTGGAAGTACGGCTGGATGCGGACAGCCGGAATCTCTTTGCCGAAGAAGGGAAACACCTTGAAGGTCTGGTCGCCGACAGCGTAATCCTGGCCAGCAGTCATGAGGTCGCAATTCACAAAGTACAGGTCATCGAAATCAGCAAACGGAGACCAGGATCCATCATGCATGACATACGTGTACACGGGCATCAAAGCAGAGAGTCCATTCAGCCTGTTCGAGCTCCTAGCACTGCTGCCTATCGTCCCGATCTGCCCTGGAGATGAAGGACTGAAGTTGGGCACGCGCACGCCATTACCAGCTGAAAGCCCTGAGGCAAACCCACGAGTTCCGGAGTCCTGATACGAATACAGCCAGCCGCTGTAATCAGCCTTCGAAACCCACAGCGAAGTGACGGCACCTGAGTGATCGAAAGGCACGGCCTTACCATCGCCAGAAGCGTATTCCATACCCGTCAGAACGCTCCCGCCAGTACCCGCAACGATGATCGGCGCATCTCCGAAAAACGCGTGGCTATACCGACCGTTTTCAAATTCAGAAATCAACAGCACACGCGCATCAGCAGTGAACACATGGTAAGTGCCTGACGACCCGGCGCGAATGTACCGGCCATTGTTCGAGTAACCAGGCTGCTGGAACCAGGATTGGGCTGCATCAAAGCCAGTGCTGATACGCATATCGATGCCTGACTTCCCATACCCACTGCTCCAGCGAGATCCAGTTGGGTCGAAGTCGTCGAAGCTACGCAGTGCGATGTACGTTGACCCCTTGTGCAAGTGCAGACGCTTACCGAAGCGGGTGTCGGCGCTGTCGACGTAAGCATGGAGATCGATCAGCCAGCCTTCAGCAAAGAGCCTTTCCCGAACGATCTGCAGGAGGTTTTCGGAGCCAGAAAACGAGCCAGTCTGGTATTTCATGCGAGCCTCAAGGCGAAGTACTGGGAGCCACGGAAAATGTTTGGGACAAGCAGGTATTGGTCGGAGCCGATCGTGATGACTGACTCAGCCGAAGCTCCGGCGTTGCTCACTGCAAACACCCCGTCGAGGTACCCGCACCACAGTCCATCATCGACACCCTCGCCGGTTGCGGGGCCCCAGAAACAACCATGGCGTTATAAAGAACATGGTCGCCGGCAAGGGTCTTGCCCAGGCCTGCAACACCGCCGTCAAACGGCCACACGTAGCCCAGGTCATAACCATAATTGGGTGTGAAATTGAGGCTGTCTCCAGAGTCGTTTTTGGCTACCGCCTGCCAACCGCCACCGGGCAGGCAAACCCTCGGAGGCCTAGCAGTCCCGCCATACCATGGGAAGCCCGAGGTAGTTGAAGCAGTGGATGACCAAAGCTCAGCATCCCCGGAACCCCCAGCAAAACAAGGAAACGGATACGATTCTGTGTTCGCGAAAGGCAGCAGCAAGCCCAGGTAAAAACTGTGATAGGAATTGGAGATCCGGCACACCCCCGCCAGGCGCCTATCCGAGACTGACAGCCAAACCTGAAACGCCTGGTCATGCAACGGCACCCGAGGCAGCTTGTACCCACCCACAGGCGTCTTAATAGCCCCAATCTGATCCGCAATACCACGCCCTGGATCGAACGACCGGAACGCCTGCAGCTCGATATTCACGCCATCGATCAACAGCGCAACATATCCGCCCACAGGCACCCGCAAGACCTTATAGGCAGCCTGATCCGACTCGACAACCCACCCCTCAGCCTGTGCATTGGCAAGGAGTTTGGTCACAAAATCAGCGTGTGATGACGCAGTAAAAGTGTAGATAGCCATGTTGTTATTCTTGTAGGCTTTTTATTTATTATAGCACTTACATGCTCTTGATTTCGGAGCGATTTGCGCGGATGTGGTTCATAATTACTCGCTCGCCATCAGGGCCTTCAAGGGCTGAAGCAATCGAAGGGGAGTCGAGGACGTTGTTGATGGTTACCTTTTGCTGAGTGCTCCCAGAGCCAGTCCCCCGAGCCAACAGCTCATCATTTCTGCGCTGCTGAGCCTTTGTCATAACCTTCTCGCCGTCTTGAAGCACAGCCAGGCCTTCATCGGCATTGAGACCGGAGAAAGATGACAGGGTGCGGAACCGACCGCCGCCAGAGTTGAATATCCCACCATCATGGTGAACTGGTACTTTGACCGCGCTGGAGGCAGCCCCAACTGCTGTTGAGCCCCCACCAGTTACCATTCCCAGCATTGACTGGATGGCGTACTGCACGAGCAATTGAGCGATGACCTGCATAATGGTGCCGATCATCGCAGCACCCATGTCAGCGAATGCCTCTTGAGCATTTTTGGAGCCGCTGATGATCGAAGTGAATGCATCACCCAGCCCATTCGACATTGACCCTTGCAGATCTTTCCAGGTCTTACTGAAGCTAAAGACTTCGGATTTTGCCGACTCCAGGGAATCCTTCGTTCGATCAACGTCTTCTTGGTTGCCAGTGATCTCCGCAGCTTTTTCGCCACGATCACCGAGGGCGTTAACTTGAGTCAGGTAGTCCTTGGACGAGATCTGGTTGTTCTCCAGCTTCCTCTTCAAAGCCGCGTATTGCCGGTCGATCTCGTCCAACTCGATCTTGGCTTTCTTCGCGTTGACGAGCTCCTGAGCAGCCGTGGAGTCCTCCCCCATCGACTCCAAGATGCGTTTGGTATCGGCAAAATCACGCTCGACTTCCAGCAGATCGGCTTTGTAATCGCTACCTCGAATACGCAGAAGATCGACTTCCAGCTGATCCTTTATCGCCTGCACCTGGGCCTGCGAATCCGCGAGCGAAGAAGCCCTGTCAGCCTTCAGCAGCGCCTCTTGGTTAGCCAGAGCAGAAGTCAAATTCATCTGTTCCTGGCGCTTCACCGTGATCTGCGCTTCGATATCAGCAATGGCCCCCAGCGCAGTGCCGCGCTCCGAATCAATAGTCGACTGACCCAGGACTTTTCGTTGTGCCGCGAGCTGCGCCTGTAGCACTTTCAGGTCTTCGCCAATGCTGGCTTTGCGCTGATCGCTTATCTCACGGTTTGCTTTCAAATCTATCGCTAAGCGTTGATCTGCAATCTCAGTGGCCGTGAGCTTTTCGGCAGTTGCGCGGGCGTCGAGGGCCTTCTGATCGATCTGCTGCCGGGTTTGGATCGACTCGATGGTTTTGTCGATTTCGAGCTTTGCGAGATCTGCCTGGAGCTTTGCTCGGGTTGCCGCGAGGGTTGCTGCCGTTTGAGTGTTGGTGAGGTTGTTTTTGGCGTCGCCGCCCTTGTCAATTCCGAGCTTCGCCCTGTCAGCATCCTGTTTTACTAAGGCCTTGTTCTGAGCCTCAATCGCGGCGCCGGCATCGAGCAGTTTGTCGGTAGCTGTTGAGATCGCACCGCTGATGCCACCAACGCCTGTGAGAGTGGCTTTGACGGCTTCCTGGCCGAGCTTGTCGAGGGTCTTCGAAGCCCCCTCTGCTTGTGCAGCGAAGTCCTTGAAAATGCCCCCGCCCAGGTCGATGTTGACTGGCTGACTTAGGTCGGCGATCGATCTGTTGATGTAGCTCCTGACGCTGTCGAGGCTTGACGACATGGAGCTTGCGAGGCTGCCGGGGATTTTGTTCAGCAGTGACTGGATGCCAGGGACAAACGAGTTGCCTACCAGGCCAAGCACGTCAGCAAAGGCTCGTCTGTAGAAGCCGACAAAGCTATTCACGAATCGACCGAGGTACGTCAGGATCTGATCAAAGCCCAAAGCGAAGACGCCAGCGGTGTCTGTAGCTCCCTTGGCAATCGCGAAGAAAATTGCATAAACGGCATCCCCGGCACGACCGAAAGCAGCAAAGGCTTGGCCCGCTGCACTCACGATTCCACGAAATTGCTCACGGCCCGAAGTTCCTAATTCGTCTACCCCAGCTTTAGCGTCCGTAGTGCCCTGGAGCAGCATCTGAACGAACGCTGTGAACTCTGGGGCAGCATTGGCTACAGCTTTTTTGAAGCCAGTGGAGACTGATGTAGATAGCTCGTTGAACGTGCGATTGAGCTGCTCGACGTTCTTCGTGTCCAGGCTGCTCATGGTGTACCCAGCAGCTTTGGCCTGGGCCATTAAATCCTTGAACTTCCCTGATCCGTCTTCGAGCAGAGGCAGCAGGTTGCGGAGATTGTCCGAGCCGATCTGATCAAGGAACGTAAACTGCGCGCTAGAAGACATCCCCTTCATCGTGTCAGCGATTTTCTGCAGTTGCTCTAGGGGATTGAGCTTCATAAACTCGGCGCTAGATGTCTTCATCACTTGGAAAAAATCGATAGCGCCACCTGACTGAATTGAGTTCATCTCTTCAATCTTGATTCGAACTTCTTCTAGCGCATCGACAAACTGCTCAGCGCCAACGCCTGAAGTTTTGAATGCGGCGTACTGGGCTGCAGTTAAGTCTTCAACACTGACCTGCAGCCGCTTTGCTGCGATGTCTAGCTCAGTTAGTTGACCAACAGTTTGTTTTATAGCACTTGCGCCTGCAAAGGCCGCGATAAGAGCTGTGATCTTAGCGGTAGCGCCACTAAGGCCTTTGGACATGTCGTCACGAGCTCGTAGCACGAGCTGAATAATTGTACTTCCAGCCATTTTTATTCTTCTTCTAGGCTTAGTTTTTCGATAAGGGCCTTGAAATCCTTCCCATCACCGGTTGCGATTGCTATACGAGACATGTGACTGGTAATTACCTCCGCCAAAAATTGCTCTCTGATTCGTTCGCGATGAACATCAGCTAGGTACAAGAGCTTTTTTATGGAGTAGGAATACACACCATCTGGAGGATGACCATTGGCAACAAGGAGCTGACCGGAACGGATCAGAACAGAAAGAAACGCCTCAGCACCTTGTTTGTCATTTTCCGCTGCGCCTTCTGCTTGTTTGCGTTTCCGTTCATAAGCAGCTATCTCAGCAGCTGGATCGACATCAGGTCTCTGATCAGGGGAAGGTTTTTTTTTACACCATCAGGGAACGTGAGCTCCATCACAATGAAAAAAATCTCAGCCTGAATTGTAACCGGCATAGCCATCACATAGTCTTCTGCAAAACGCCCTTTGCACCCACATGAAATAGCAGCAGCCATAAATTCAGGAAACTGTGAGATAACGAGTCTAGAAACTTCCTGGTCAGATAGCGAAGAAACGAAGGCCATGACCCTTTCTTGGCCGACCTCTTTCTTGCTAAAGAATAAGTCGTCCAGAACCTTCTTGTACCTATTGAACAGGTATGAATAATCAAGAGCAGTTAGGCCGAATACCTCGACTCGTGCATCTGGCATCTTGAGATGCGACTGAGGGATCACGACTTCCCGTGACGGGATGATGATATCTGAAAGTGCCATGGTTTCTTCTTATTATTATGTGTGGCTTTCCTCCATTATACCGACCTGCGCAACCCCCGTGGGCCAAACCCAGTTTGACAACAAAGAAAATCGAGGTAGAACTATTTTCGTTGTATACCTAATACTTTGAAGTTGCATAGTGTTTTCTTCCGGGCCTCACGGGTAGCATAGAATTGTGAAGAGAGCCAATAACAACAAGAAGAGAGCCAGCACATGAGCACGTTCAACAAAAATGACAGCGACGTAATCCGGGCGAAGCCTGCTGCATTTGATCCAACCATAATCCAAGAAGGCAACGGGCTCACACTGCGGGAGGAGTTAAGCATGCAATGCGCCGACCTGAAGCGACTTATGACTAAGGGATGCCCAGGTAATGCAGAATTTGAAAAGCAGCAGGCTGATGACCTAGCTCAGTGGATTGAAAAAAATGCTTTACCATCTGTGGGATATGACGAAAGCATTGATGTCTTTCGGTTCAATGTCCTGATTTACGTCCGAGACAACCTAGCCACTCATAACCTCATGAAGGATCGGGTCAAAGTGGCGGCTGCGGATCAGGTCTGGCAGAAGCTGGACGTTGAGGTAAAGGTTGCCCCTAGGCCATGTAGTGAGTACGAGACAGAGGTTGCAGTGGATGAAGAAGCGGATCCATACGATACGCACATCATGGGCGAGCACTATCGAAATGAAGCTGCAGAAAAAGGCTTGGGTAATGTGAAGAAGACCTTGTTCACTGCGACCATTCTTCATGAAGGCTGGGAGATGGACAACCAGGCATGGATCGTGGAGATGGACGATGGCTCGCAAGCCGTGTTTACCACAGGCCACGGTAGAGTTTGCCGCTGGAGCCGCAAAGACGCCGAGGAGAGCCTGGTCGAGATCGAAGCCAGCGCTGCATCGATTCGTAGGGCCTTGGAGCTTATGCCTGCTGACGCTTGAATAGATCTGGTGAGACAGCCGGCCCGGAGGCCGGTTTTTCTTTGCGCGCAAAAAGGGGCCCGGAGGCCCCTAGCCGTTACTGCTGACGGTTCGTTACACGAGGTCGGCGTGCTCTTCTTTGTAGTAGCGCGACAGGCCCGCTCCCGTGATGTGCCTGGCAAGCTGCACAGTGCCTTTAAGCTCCAGCTCGCCGAAGTCGGTGCCAATGAGCTGACGCTGTGCCATGGGCGAAAGCGACACGTTGTAGATTGTCACTTTAACCGGTGCTTTGCCCTTCGCTACGTTCATGCCGTCGAACACGATGCATAGCTCGATGTCGCTGTCGATCAAGGCTTCCAGGCGCTTAGTGCTGACAGTTGCGTATGTAACAGTGACCTCTGTGCCATCCTCGACCGAACCATCCTCGTAAAAGTGAATGTGGCCGTTGCTGACTACGTAGTCTTCACCGGCGACAAGTGGTTCCCCACCAGCAGTGATGGATGTGACCGATGAGATAATGCCATCAGGACGATGGAACGGCCTTTATAAGCGATATCGGTGTAGGTCTTGTTCGCGACAGCAGCATCTTTTACCACAGAGCTGTAGGCACCAAGCGCAACGTTTTCTGCGCTAACCGACTTGAGCGTAAATGTAGCTTCGACAGTCGTCTTGATCGTCTTCGACTGAGCGACTCCGAGCGATCCGGACATCGTGTCTTGCATCTCGACTTTGTCCGCCGTGATAGCCAGTAGTGCCGAACTAAGCTGACCCAGGTTGAAAAAGCCGCCTAATGGCTTCCCTGTAGACTTTGAGATGAGGGAAGCAAGAGCTGGGCCGTTGCCAATAAACCCAACGGTGTTGTCGGGGGAGTTGTAGCCGATGGGCATGTTGTCACCTGTTTTTGTTGTTATTGGTGTTGTACTGCGGATTTAACCGATGGTGAGTCTTTGCGTCCAAACCACATGCCAGGCAGAAACACTTTTGTTGTTCATCAAGCCAGAAAAAAGCTCTTCGATGGACTGGAGTTCCGGTAGCTTAAGGTTTGTCGAGGGATTTCCATAGGAGTTGTCAATAGCAACAGCGATCTCGTTCGCAGTTGTCATTGCCTGCCGACTTACCCCTTTCGTGTCTTTGTCAGTTTTGGCGAGAACAAATGCTCCGAACACCGCCTCGCATTCGAGATTAATTCGTTCAGACCTAGGCGGTATCGGGCCACCTGGGCCGCCGAGGAATACATAGCATCTTTGGCCGTCCAAACTTAACTTTTCGAGTGCTTCAACCGAAAGTGTGCCGGAGAATAGCTCTACCTTTGGCTGGCTTGGGAGTTGCTCGATCAGGGACTTGCAGGTTTCGAGATGCTCGATAAGGTTCATGATTTTATTCTTATTTTACTACAAGCGGACTGGCCTTGAGGGCGTTTTCTAAGTTTTCCAGCAAAACTTTTTCATACTCTGCAAGCCATGCTTTCGGAAGACCTTGTTTGTCAGGCAGGAAACGGCGCTGCTTCACTGTTATGCCCAGTTGGTGGTTATCCGCGTAGATCAGGTTTGAAGCTAACTCCAAGTTCGTGCCGCGAACATTGTGTTTGACGCTGTTGCGCAGCCGTCCGGTATCAAGGAGTGGTTGGCCCCGTCGGTGAGTTATGGGCGCCCATGGCTGGCCGTACGGGTCGACTGATCGCTGGAAGCAGACTTTGACCCTGGCTACCCACCGCACACCGATCTGGTTCAGACCTTTTTTGACATGAGCGTTGTTGGGGCCAAGCTGCCTGACCTTCCGGATCAGATCCTGGAGAGCCGCTGTGGACACTTCCAGCGTAATTGGCTGGGATGCTGCAGTGATCACGAGCGCACCAGCCTGACGTTATGAAAGCCGGATTTGCGGGTCTCTTTCTCAGCCACCCTCAACCTGTTCCGCCCCGTGCCAAGGCCGACCAGCCATTCAATGGCGTTCTTGTATCGATTCGTGATGTCCTCCGAGGGATTGTCGTATACCAGGTATCTGGCGATATCCAGGATTGGGCCTTGGAGGTCTAGGACTGCATTTGGATCGGTAACGGGAGTGTCCAGGCCTGCAGCGAGAATGTAGCTGTTGGCATCTCTGGAAGCCCGCTCAATCGCACGGACAACACGGGCTTCGCCCCCCATCGGGAGGTCATCATCTCCGAATTCGGTGACGTATTCTTGAAATGTCGAGTACATAGTTTTTCTTAACCAATTAGCTGGGTCTACGGGCTCCCTCCCTAGGATCCTTACCCTCAACCCCCTCCTTCTATTTATAAAAGGAAAGAGACCGTTGCGGGTGACTGTGAAGATCTTTTGGTTAAGAGAAACGCTTTTTATGACAGTGACAGGCCTTTCATTTCGGTCAGAGGGATCACGTGATAGGAGTCCTGATCAACGAATCCGTCCAAAGGCATACCCTTTTTCCACATCCGTAACCTGGTTGGGCCGAGGATCTTCAGTTGATCATCTTCATCCAGGCCCTTGAGAAAGTCGTCGAACGTGTCTGGCACTGGATCATCATCTGGGTCGAACACTGCGATCATCGTCGTGCGGCAACCTGGGTGAAACGGAGGCACCTTTCGTTTCGGATCGCTGACCTTAAATTTCTTACCATTGAGGGCAGCGCAAGTCAGCGTGGTTCTGGTATCCAAGATCGCGCTTAGCTGGTACTGCTCAACCCCAGCTTCTTCAAACCCCAGCAGATCAGCATTCGACGTGACGTGTGCCGACGCCGTGCGCACCAAGATCTCAATGTTCCGCCTCGAAGCGTTAAACGGGTTTACTGGATCGCTCGTAATGGCATCGACAATCTTGCTCACCGGCAACCCATTCACTACCCCAAGCCGCACAGCTCTTTTCACCGCGTTTTGCGTAGCCAAGCTCTGCTCGCTGACCCACTCATTGAGCAATTTGCCGTCGAAGGGATCGGACTCTATGAAGCTCCGAATTAAGTCCTCCGATGTCTGAGCTCCGCCGATATCAACCTCTAGAGCCTCGGAGTTCCAGTCGACCTGAGACTTGTACAGCTCAGTCAGCTCATCGACCAAATCCACTTCCATGGCGCTGTACTGGTCAGCTATTGCCCGGTCGATTTTCCTGAGCTTGGCCTTAGACTGAAAGATCGTGAGCATCGAGCTGCGCTTCAAGCCGTCCTGAAGCTCTGCAGCAACCTGTTGTTTGAGCTGCTGGAGCTGTGCAACAGCGCCTCGGGCAATCCGGGTGTACTGACCCCTGAGTTGTATGTGACGGGCGATGGCGTCCTTTGGCCGTAGCTTTGCCATCAGGCCACCCAGAGCTCAGCTTCGGCCCGGCGCCTTTTTACGAGACCTGGCAGCTTGATCCCTTTGGCGTAAACCCATCTCATCAGTTGCCCAGGCACTGCCGCAAAATCACCGCGATTTATCACTCGCCGCAGCGTCGATATCTCGAAATTGCCAGCACCCGCGTTGAACACGAAATCGATCAGGGCCGCGATCTGGTTCGCGTTGAGCTTGACCTTGACCAAGCGCATCACTGCACCGGCAGCCTTCAGCAAGTCAGCTCGCAATAGAGCTTCAGCCTGTGCAACCGTGATCGCTGGAAACTGCTCCAACGGCGCCCAAGCCTTGCGCGAAAGCAGGTGTCCGTACCCTATCGTCGGAAGGCCTACTGGGTCGTAGTAAGGCTCAATGACAGCCGTGGAGCGATCAGGGTCATGTAGTCCATCAAACTCCGGACGACTCACCAGCCTGGCTGCGATCTCAACCGCCTGTTCGAGCAGAGACCCAGCCATTACTTAGCCTTCGCATGTCGCTGAAGGATGCGACCGCCGAACCAGAACGAAATCACGGCAGCAAGCATGGCCTCATCAAACTCAGTCCAGCTGCCCTTCAGCGCTTCGAAGCCCGTCATCCCCATGCTCTGCAGGGCATGGAACACAGCGATCTTGTAAAACATGTAAAAGCCGACCATGAGATAGGTGATCAGCGGACGACACATCCGAATCACAAAATCGACATGGACACCGATCAGAGCCACGTATGCCTTGACCCACCCCGGCAGCGCCCCACCACCTACCGAGCTGATCAACTTGTCGGCATACGACTCTTCGGGCTTATGCACCGCGACAGCTTCAGCAATGTCAGCCTTGGCATTGATTTCCTCAAGCTTCCACATGTGCTCGGAGTTAGCAGACTCCATGCGCAACTTCATCAACTCAATTTCTTGAGCATGGTCTTGCTTAGACTGGAACATGTCGAAGAGCTTGGGAACAAAAGGCCCCAAGAACCCGAAAATTGCGGAGATGATTGCGATCATTTCGAAGCCCCCCTCAACATGAAGGAGTCCAAGCGATTGCTAATACTGTCGAGCTTGCCCTCGATTCGCTTGTTGTCTTCCTTGCGCTCAATTTGATAGGTCTGGATTTGAGCTGAGACGATGTCGACGCGCTGATCCAGAAGTTCGATTTTCTTGTCGAGACCTGAATAAGCCCATACACCTGAAACCACCAACGATAACAGTGGAATCAGGGCATACAGGGAAATAACTAAGTTCGAGGCGTTTGTAGGCGCCGGGGGAGTGGCTGACATTTATTATTCTTCTTATTTTTGTCAGAAAGGGCTCTATGGCCTATGTCTGATTGTAGCATGCGCCATTTAGCAAATGGCGCAATGTGGCTCTCTATTATGTTTTATTTTCCGACTTGGAAAATGTGCACCACAGCTTTTTGCCTTCTGGGTTACGACCCGGCTCCCAAAGCACCTCTCCAGTAATTTCCTCTGGTATTCTATAGACGATTTTTGTTGGCATCGTAACCAGCGGATTCACAGACTTGAAGTAGATACCATAGCCCTTCTGCATCACAGATTCTGTCGTGTCGTAACGAAGTTCCTTTTTCTCCGGAGTAATTATTACCAAGCTGCCCTCCGAAGGCAGTCGACCTTCAGAATCTTCATTCTTGAATGTAGCGTCAATCACAACAAATTTCGACCCAGCCCAGGAGTCGGGTTCGCTGAATCTATTGTTCGTGCCCACGCTAGATTTTATTTCGCACGAATTCATTCCGACTGTGAAATGACCGAACCTACCTTTCTTAAATGAGCTCTTAGTGAGTGTGTCGTACTGGCCAGGTTTGGTTTTACCAAAATAAATGGATTGGCTTGCGCATCTGGCGATCTTGGAAGATAGGGGCTTATATTCTGATTTCGCCCCAAAAAACTTTTCTGTATCTCGTCGTACCAGGAACTCCTCGTACCGAGCTTTGGCAAGCCAGTACTTTTTCTGCTGCTCATCTAGCTTATCTCTAGCTGCATCGAGCTCGATGACAAAGGGTGTAGAGCCAAAGCTTTTTTTCATGTCAGTGATGATTGAGTCAGCCCCTGACACATAGCGAAAGATCGACGCTCCGGAAAGGGTTGTTAGCGTAGAAATCAAGGCAGAAGCCTCTGACGCTGGGTGCTGCGACCTCAGCTCGCTGAACGCGTTATTGCAGAACTCTGACGTAAGCTTCTCTTCAGCGTGAACAACGGTGCCAGCAACCATCAGTCCACAAAAAACTGAAACCCTTAAAATTCGCACGCGCACCTCCATATGAATCACCGAACCGTCTGATCTCATTCTGCCAGTGCGCCTGGGCCTCACCAAGGCTTTTGCGGCCAAACCACCGCTGATGGATCAGAGGTCTCCGGGATGTCGCGCAGTGACTGCCTGTAGTTCGCCAGGGCCAGGCGTGTTTCCTGGTCGACCTGGGTGCCGGCGATGAGAGCCTGGTCATTTAGCACAGAGACCCTGGCGTCAGCTTCCTGCAGCAGCTCGCATCGCCTGTCTCTTACAGCTTTCATCAAAGCTGCGCGATTGGCTTCGAAGACGAGTTGGCCGTTGCGAACCACTGGCACCAGGCCTTGGCTGAGGCTGGTTGCGATCGCGGGGCTCTCTGGGATTTCGAGGCATGGGAGTCCTGGCATGTCGGCATCGCTGATGCGAAAGACGTAGCCTGAAGCGTTGTAGTAAGCGCGCATGATTCACTTCTTGATGTAGTAAGCCAGGTTCTGCTCTGGTCGTTGAAGGTTAGGCAGGATGAGCGTGAAGCCAGGCCCGAAGTCGGCTGTGTTCGTCTGTATGCTGCCACTCTGGCCCATGAGCGACCCAGTCGAGCCCTGACCGCCGACAAAGGCAAATTCGTTACTCATTGGGTCGAAGTCAGCGTCTGCGTATCCAGACATGATCGGGGCAAGCGACCAGGTGTTGCCGACGTCGAAAGAGATCATTGCTGGACTGTTCGTCTCCGGTACTGCAACAAGCACGCTAGAGCCGGTGCCGCTGTTCACCGCAACCAGGCGTTTTAAGCTCAACAGCGGAGGAAGGTTGATCGGGAAGCTGATCTCATCCTCAAGCGTCCGGAATTCAAGGGCATTCCTGCTTGTGTAGATGTAGACCGCGCCAAATCCAGCGCTTTCGATGCACTCATGTTGAACGTCGGTATCGATTTCAAGCATCAGTACAGTCGAAACCTGGTCATCATCGAACACCAGCTTGTAGATGCCCTGCTGCCCTGCAATTGTGAGCTGTGCGTAAACGTCGCCAGAACCAACCATCTTGATAGGCTTGGCAGGATCAGCAGCAATGGTGCCAGCCTTGACGAAGGAGGCCCCGCCATCGGCTTTATAGAAAGTCAGGATGTCAGACTCTACGACTGCAAGTATCGAGTACCCGTAGCTGGATTCTGCTGCCCCAACCAGCCTCTCGAACGAAGCGTTAAGCGCAACGCCGCCTATGTCCTGAAACACCGAACCAGATGCGGCATAGAAAACATGGTCGGAGGTTTTGAAGACCGTCATGCTATCTGGGTAGTTTATTGGCGTGGGGTTGCCCTCTTGAAAGAGATGCCAGTTGCCATCGGCTTTCGCTAGTGTTGCCTGGCCGCTTCGATAGACCCGAGAGTACATCTCTGTGCCGAAACGGAGCTCAGAATTCTCGTTCAGTGACACGCGAGCAGCACCGTACTCCTCGAAATTCAGAGCTGCTTTGAGGGCATCAAGACCCTGGTCATACAGATACGAGCCATCGCACTCCAGCAGGTCGTCATAAGTCCCGCGAGGCTTGAGCACGATGTCGCCGACCTTCACAGCTTTGGCCGCAACATCCCCAATGCTCACAGACTCCGACGCACCTGGCCTGTGCGCATGCAGGCGCATCGACACATCACCAGCCCAGGCGGGCAGCTCACTGATCGTTTTCATAAATGATTACTTCACCGCTATCTGTTCTCTCAGCTTCAAACACACCCAGGCCGATCTCGTAAACCACTGCATTGTCGGGAATCGAAGGCGCCGTGCCGGCGAAACGTCGACTGCCCACACTGAGCACCCCCAAGATCGCCGCAGCCCCAATCTTTCTAATCATTTGACTGCGTGAATCCAGCACGTAGCTGAATCGACGCCCTCCATCAGCCGCACCTGCAGCACCACCCCCCTGTCAACGGCGATGAAGGTGCCTCCACGCGCATCCACAGGCGGTGAATCAGTGCTAACCACACCGCCAGCGGCTACATGAATGAGAGAGTTGCAGAAGAGATACACCGCCTCGGATTCGCATGGCTCAGACACCAATACCTCAGCCCCAGAAAGCTCTTTCCGCCCCAACAACTCAGCAGGCGCCACGATCGGCAGAGGCTCACGCTCACGGGTCTGAGCAGTGAACAATCCCGGACGCTTACTCATCACCAGTCACCTCCACTGCGGGTTTCCGCCCCCTTCGCTTGGGCTTCTCGCCAACAGCCCCAGATTCACCAGGAACAGAATCGACAGCCACCGGTTCCTGATACCCCAAGCCCACCCAATGCTCCTCGGCACGTGTTCCACGATCTACAAAGACCAGGTGATCACCCAGCTGCAGGCTGTAAGTCTCGATTTCGCGCTTCATATTTGTTCTCAAAACAGGCGTGTTCCACGTGGAACATATTATGGCGTTTAGTGTTTAGCGTTCAGAAAAAGGGCCCCGTAGGGCCCAGTCTCTGTCAGTGGCCGCCGAAACGCAGGGCGAGCTCTGGGTTGAAGCACTTGATACCGTAGAGCGTATCCAGCTTCCAGGTGGTGTTGTGGGTGTACATGTCGTAGTGAGTCGACAGGCGCAGTGAAAAGCCAGTGACCGGGTCGGTCATTTGGTAGATCTTCACACCTTCGGAGCTTGCAGGAGTTTCAAGCGGGCGGAATGCAATGCTGAACGCCTCTTGCTGAAACGCCAGGTCGACCTGGTGCGACTTCATTACAGTCACCGCAGCTCCAGCCGGGATCGCATCAAGCAGGGCCGGAGCGATCGCCACTACAGCGCCGGTGGCATCTGCGGTAACGACGTGAGTCTGCGGGTAGCCTGCAATGGAGATGATGTCGCCATGCTTGAAGGTAGCGTCGCCAACACCGTCCAGGTTCAGCCGATCTGATCCAGCGAACCCAGGAGTCGCTAGGGTGATCCCATCGTTCAAGGATGCAGTGCCTGCAGTGTGGAACGGTGCAGCAGCATCAACAAACATGTCAAAACCGAACTTGCGACCCAACGATCCCTCACGCACCAGGTTGCTGTCTCCAGACTCGTTGATCTTGGAAAACTCCATCGCCAGCGCACCCTCGGTTCTCGGGCTGAGCACCATGTTTTTCGGGCCGATGATGTTTTTCTCCAGGAACGAAGTACGAGCTGCCCCCAGATCATCCTTGGTGCGTGAGTTGCTCGATGCTGGATTGCCGCAGACGCTATAGACATCCTTGTACATCGAAAAGACGTCGTTGGTCATTCGGGCGCCCACGGATCGAAAGCCAGCCTTGATCGCTTGCGGGATGATGTTCTTGCTAAGCGAGCCCAGAGCTTCGCGCTCAGACATGCTCCACTGCGCAAATGGCTGTCTGTTGAGTACGAGCGAGCTTTTACTGGTATTGATTGCCTGGCTGGTAGTGGGGGTGCCATCTGTAGGGTGCTCTTCAGCTGGCTTCATGACGATAGGGCGAGGCACGCTAATCGTATCGCCCTTGTAGCGCGCTTCATCCTCAAATGATCTGTCGACAAGCCTAACGATGGTGGCGTGAGGATCCAGTTCTTTGAAGCCCTCTGGCAGCAGAACCTCTTGAACAAGTGCGTCCAGGTCATTGCCGTTGCCATGTCGCAGAAGAGCAACAAGATTAAACATTGCGGTCATTTCTTCACCTTTATTTTTATAGTTGTTGGTGATTAATAGTGGGGAAGTACTTCGATCGATCAACTCACAGAGTTTCACGAGTTCTGGCCCAGCCAGCGAGGCCCGAAGGCCTATAAATCAATGCTGAATTTCAATCTCGCCGCTGGTTCGCTTGGCGAGAAGATCCTTGCGCTCCTCGGGAGATGCAGTCCTAAGGGTTGCCTGCCAGTTTTTCAGACTCACAACTTTGGCGCCTGACTGACCACCGCGAGCCCCGGTGCCTGGCATATTCTTGAAGTAGTGAGGCTTGGAACTTGTAAGCCCTTGAACCCACTCTGCAGGAGTGATTGGAGCTCCGTTCTTTCCGAGCATGATGTTCCCGGAGCCATCGCGAGCCACCAAACCACCGTTGTCGCTGAGCTTCCAGGTCTGTCCAGCAATATGCATCAGGTCATCCAAGGCGGATTGCTGGAAGAACTCGTTTTGCAATGCCACTTGAGCTACCTGGGAGCGGATCTGGAAATCCTGGAGCTTCAGTTCTCGATCAGATACTGCCTTGCGCAGATCCTCTGTTTCCTGATCTTTTGCACTCAAACGCTCTTGCCAGTCTTTATTTGCGGCACCGACACGCTTGTCGAGCAGGGTTTGGAAGTCGAGCTGGCCAGCTTTCAGGGCCTTGAGGTCTTCTTCCTCCTGGATGCCAGACTCAAACTTTCGAAGAGCCTCTTGGGCTTTTTTCTTTTCCCCTAGAAGCTGGTCAGCTTTTGTTCGCAGTCCTTCAGTCTCTTTTGAAACTGCAGCTGACAGAAACTCTTTGAATGCTGGATTATCAGCGAGAGTCGTGAAGTCAATTTGTGGAGCATCATCTTCGCCAAATCGAATGAGGCTTACGAGCTTTGGTGCTTGAAACATTTAGTCCCCCAAGGACGTTGTTTTCTTATTGTTATGTCCTCATTATAACAACGCCAAACACACAAAGGGGAACGAATGCAAATATTTTTAGGCTTTTTTTCTTACGTGAAATTGCTTTAGAAACTGCTGCTCGTGAGGCTTTAGCAGATTGAGGGAATTGTAAAACGATTGGCTAGGGGCGAATTTTCCAGTCTGTGCTTTATATAGAATGTTGTGCACGAAGCCAGTGTCCAACATCAGCCTCATCAGCTCCGAGCCCACCAGCTCCTCATTGCCCTGGCTATTAAACGGGACAACTTCATCCAACGCCTCGAACGCCCCGTACAACTCCATGGCCGTCAACTTCCGCTCCGGCTTTCGGCCAGCTGGCAGCTTGTGCAGGTAAAACCGAACGAGCAACATGCCAACATGGAACTGCGAGTTCATCAATGCCGAGGGAATTTGCTCGATGATCAGCTCGTCCTGATGCTCCTGGAGCTGGTTCAGCAAGCACCGCACAAGCTCGTAATCCCCAGAAATTGGAGCCCCACGCTGAGTCCCGAGCAGCACTGCTATAGGCCCAATCAGCGTCGCCAACTCCAGCAGCATCTCGCGATACTCGTCATCCATTGGCTTGCTTTTGCCATCAAATCCGAGGACATGCAGGTGATCCGCGATGTCGGCCAGAAGCTGTACCGTGCCTGCCTGGAGCTCGTGTTTGTCCAAGTGGTGCCTGATGGATTGGAGGCCACGGAGGTTGCGGGACTTAAAGTGCTTAAATACTACGTCAGCTGCTTGATCAGACATGTATCACCATTCATTGACTTGAGCTAGAACCTCCGTCGCAAGGAAGTCCAGGGTCTCGGATTGAAATTCATCGACACAAAATCTGTAATCGCGACCTCTATAGCGCATCGTTCCTGAAGACAGCCTATCTACTACGATCAGCTTGATGATTTCTTGACAGACTCGATCACCTTTTTCGGCTTTCTTGGCCCAGCGTTCGAAGGGTTTCTTCAGATCACGCCGGAATTCTGGACAACCGGGGTAATGAGTCTTCTCTTCGTCAAATCCCCCTACCAGGTAGATGCTACAAACGTCTTCAGTAGCTACGGAGCAGGTGGTAACCGGAATCGTGTGAATAGCTGTCATTTTGAAGAACTCTTATTATTGTTTTTATGCTTCATTATCACCGATGAGCACAAACAAAATCAATATCATGGCATTTACTAAATTTGTGTGAGTCTTCACCGCTCGCTCTGATTTGGCTTGACCAGTCCGCGCACCTAATACACTGTATATATGTCCAGCAACCTGCCCGTAGTGCATCGCAATGCTCACTCAACTCCCACATCTGTCGCTCAGCCAAATCCCGCTCCCCCTGCAGCTCTGCAAGCTGAAGGCCGGCTTTCCATCGCCAGCCCTGGACTACGTAGAAGACAGGCTGACGCTGAATGACGTTGTGAAGCTAGATCCGCGCTACTGCTATCTGTGCCAGATTGATGGCGACTCCATGATCGACTACGGCATCCAGCCCGGAGATGTAGCAGTGATCAGCCGCAACGAGCCAGCAAGGCCGGGGAAGATTGTGGTCATAAGCATCGATGGCCAGAACACCCTCAAGCTTCTGTCTGAAGATGACCAGGGCCCGGTGCTCCTCGCCGGCAACAGCGCTTACCAGCCCATTAGGCCCGGCGATGGAGAAGAATGGGTATTCCACGGGGTGCTTATCGCATGCACGCGCCTGTTTTGAGACCCGAGTGGCGTCTGAGCGCAAATGCTTCCAGGGTCTTTGGGCTTGTGGACTGCAACAAATTCTATGCGTCGTGCGAGTCTCACCCCCTGTGGCGTCCAGATCTCATCGGCAAGCCAGTCGTTGTGCTCAGCAACAATGATGGCTGCGTGATCGCCATGAGCATGGAAGCGAAAAAGATGGGGTACAAAATGGGTGACCCTCATTTCAAGCTGAAGGAGCGCCTTCGAGATGAGGGAGTACATGTGTTCTCTTCGAACTACACCCTCTACGACGACCTATCGAACAGAGTAATGATGACCCTGGCGGACATGGTGCCCGAGCTTGAGGTCTATTCGATCGACGAAATGTTCGCTGACCTAACAGGGATTCAAGGGTTGCAGGGGTTTGGCGAGGAGCTTAGGAACAGAGTGTGGGAATGGGTTGGAATCAGGGTTGGCGTTGGTATCTCAGCAACAAAGACACTCGCCAAGCTAGCGAACTGGGCCGCGAAAAACTGGAGGGGCCTAGGCAGTGTGGCAGTTGTTCTTGATGACCAGCGTCACGAGCTGCTGCTTAAAAGAGCGCCTGTTGATGAGGTCTGGGGAATTGGTCGCCGATATGCTGAAAAGCTCAAGGATCGGGGCATCGAAACAGCCTGGCACCTTGCTTGCTGCGATGATCAGGCCATGGGCAAGGAGTACAGCGTTATACTACAGAGAACAATCCTGGAGCTACGCGGCATCCCATGTGCAGACCTAGAGCTTCAGGCGCCGCCAAAAAAACAAATCATCAGCTCCAGGGCGTTTGGAAGTCGACAGCAGGGCTGGAAGCCAATCGAGCAATCCATCGCCAGCTACGTAGCTCGCGCAGCCGAGAAACTGCGAGCCCAAGGTTCTGTGTGTCGGAAGATTGATGTCTCTCTAATCGTGAGGAAAGCCAAGGCTGAAAGCTTCAGTGATGCATACTCCTCAGCGACCGCTAGATTGCAGCAGCACACTGACGACACCCTTACGCTCCAGGGTGCAGCTGTTTCTTTGGCTAAGAAAATCTTCGACGACAATGCAGTTTATGCAAAGTCCTCAGTGGCATTGAGCGAGATTTGTCAGCCGGAAGACCTGACTACAGACATGTTCTCTGCGTTCACCTCACAGAGCCCCAGGGCCAAGGTGCTCGACGAGATCAATGCCCGCTTCGGCAAAGGCGCTCTGCGCTCAGCTACAACCATCGGTGAGATGCCCTGGAGTATGCAGCGTGGCCACCTGAGCCCGTACTACACCACGCGCCTGTCTGACCTGCCAAAACTTCGGTAAAGCGTTTCTCTTAACCAAATCACTTGCCTAGGTCAGCCCCAGTCAGATAGTCAATGGATTCAAACTTACCGACGTCCATTAGCCGCTGACGAAGAACCTGCATAAACTCTTTATCGTTCTTCAAAAACTTGTCACACTCGGATTCGGTCTTACATTCGTCGAGAATATTTGCACGCTCCGGATTAACGAGACGATAGCGACGGATAAATTCTTCTCTCTTTTTATCATGAAAGCTTTGGATAAGTGATTTCATACTTCCCCCATAGACCATATCCTTAAACTTACCCATGTACCTAAGGGCAAATTTCATAAGAGCCAGTTCGCTACCGCAACGCAGGCTCCAGTAATACTCATCAGCCGCATTTTCCTTTGCGATGAGAATCTTGTCCAGTCTCAAAACAAACCCCTGCCGCCACGCAATCCCAGCAACCTCATTCCCGAGCTCATGAAAGAGCAAATCCTCATCAGCAACCGAGTCAACCAGGGCCCATACTTTATCAAACCCGCGATCCCGATAATATCTCTCTGGCAGCGCCAGGAAGTTTGAGTACAAAACAACAATCAGGTCACGCTCAGATCTGTATTTCTGTCTCTCGTAGATTACATAGCCATCTTCGGCTCTGAGCAAGACTGGGAATACCCACTGCAAGTATCTAACTAACGACAGCCGCATCCTCACCCCCCTCTAGCTTGTTGAGCGTAGGCAGTTAGGGCGTTGCAGGCCGCGTCGACATTGCTGCTGTTGAGAGACCAGTAAGCTTTGGCCATGATTGCATCTAGGGCTTCATTGCGGCCCAAGTCTTCAAAGAAAACTGTGCGTAGCAGATGCCACAGGAATTCAACATCATCAATATTGGTATGTTCATCTGAAATGCTATGAGCGATGCTGCTGAGGCACTCAAACTCCCAGTCGACATGGGTTGTCGTCTCAGAGAACGAGTAGACTTGAGAAACATAATCAAAGAACTCGATGAAGGTACCAAACTCGCATTCATCGAAATAATACTTGCCACCATCAAACCGGATCGAAGCTGGAGCACAGAACCTGATGATGTTTTGTAGATACATCATAGACCCAGCTCCGACCCAAACATATATTCCCGCTGCTCAGCACTCATTAATGCAACTCTATTGCGAAGGAAACCCACATCCCCGCCCAGGAGTCGACGCAACTCATCTTCGCTCTCACAAACAGGGTACAGGTGATAAGCGTGAGGCCTATCCAGCTGCAGCTCTTTTAGAATCAAAGGGTGCATCAAGTCGAAGATCTCATTGTAGGCCTTTTTCTTATCAATGCCCAGACTTAACAGATCAGCAGAAAACTTTTCCCCGACATCCGTACTAGCATGAGCTGACTCGTAATTCCCAGAAAGGATGCCCGCAATACATTTAATCTGAGAAAGCCTGGACTCATCACTATCTCGCTCAGTAGTCAGATATGTGAGCCAGAGCCGTCGAAGTTGATCAAGCCGCTCCTCTCGCAGCAACCCAAGAAACCTAGAAATAAAGTCATTGGGGCTGGCGGCATTGAGAGCCGCAGTTGCGAACATGGGAGTAAAGCTAAGTACAGGGCCATTCCAGATCTTAAACTTAAAGCTCACAATAACCGCAACTTCAAGTAGCGAAGAGCAGTAACGATTTACAACACCATCTGCCGTTTTCAATTTCAGCAGGTAATGACCGTCCTGGAAACTAAAGCCCCCGGTCATCGAAAATCTATCGTAGTCCCCAATTTGCTCGTTCAAAACTCGCTCAAGGAACTCGTGATTCTCAGACGTGATCCCCACTATGCCCTTGGCTTTTGCAAACCACCGCCAAGCCGCGACTTTTGGCTTCAAAAAACGGAGCAACAGGCGGTCGCGGGGCGTGATGAACGTAAGCATATGCTGATCCGTCATATCATGGCAGTTATTGACAGATTGGCAATTGAGGGTAGGAATGTCAAGAGCCCAGCTCGGGTGGCCGGGGCTTGGAATGTGGGTGGTCAGGCGGTTTTCAGGCGCTCCAGGCGTTCCTGGGCGATGCGGGAAAGGCAGGCGTGAAACTCGGCCATGCACGCAGCTGCGCAAAGCTGTTGCCATTTCGGGAGCTGCTTGAGGTCATGTCGATCATAGGGCTTGCGAGTGTCCTGCTGTGCCAGGCGGAAGCATTCGTCTACGCAAAAATCTTCGACATCAGGGGCGATCTGAAAAAGGAAGTAAGTGCCAGAGGATTGCTCAATGGCGGCTTTGGCGTCTGCGTAGATTTTGGTGATGTTCATGATGCGCTCTCTTGTTGTTATGCCCTTGCATACTGTCACTATGCAGATGGAGCAAAAGAGAGCGCAACACTTAATACGAGCCTTCCGCACGCCAGTTTAGGAACCGACATACCCCTTCAATATCTGGGTATATTGACTTCGAGGTAACACCGCAGCGCTCCAGAGTCATCAGGAAATCGACCTTGTCCTTACCCGCAATCACATACTCCTTCAGATACCTTTTGACTTCAGGGTTTCTTTCCAGTGGAACGAACTTTCCAGATTTTTCGGAAAACCTGTGGGCAGTAAAGTATCCTGACTGCGCGATAATCCTGTCGTTGCTAAGATTTGGGTTAATCACCCTGGTCTTTCGTTGGCTGAAGGGACTGCCTTTGAGAGATGGCAGCATTAGCGAATGAGCTTCTAGTGTGTAGACATAGCAGTCATCCATCCCCCTGGAGCTACAAGCAAAGTAGATTGCAGCCAGGGCATTCGAAGTCCAGTCCAACAGCCTGGTTTTCATTCCAAAATGCTGAGCAAGAACGAGCATATCCCAATCATTGTCAATGTCGACATAGCTGGGAATCATCGTCAGCCCGTGCCGCCTCAGATCAGCCAGCATCCTTTTTTCGACTGCGGTTGTGTTGTTGGTGGGATCTTTTCGTGCGATACCAGGAAGCAGGTTGCCGCGTTTTGACTGCCCGCGAAACAGCACAGTCCCGCCCACCAGGTCATAACCACTTAGGCGATTGAGAAAATCCGGAACGTCCTTGATCTGAATTGAATTCATGATTACGCCTGCAACCAGCTTTCTACTTCAGCCGCACCGTGCTCGTTCTTCCAGGCCTTGAGAGTGCTGTGGTTGCCACCCTTCGTCTCGACTACTTCCTGAGTGTGCGGGTTTACATAGCGCTTAACCGCCCGTGGCGAACGAGGCCCACGACGCCCGTCAACCTTACTAGCCCCAGCGCCCCCAACAGACACACCAGCCTTTGGATCGAGAATCGAAATTACGCTGCGCAGGGACATGCCGTACTCGCCCAAGAGCTTGCGCAGTTTGTCTTCAAATTCGAGCTCGCGCTGCAGGGCTTCGCTGCCTTTCAGGGCTTCGAGGGCTTGCAATTGCTCGGCGATCTGGCGTTCGAGAGCGCGGTATTCGGCTGCCTTTGACATCGGTGATGCTCCTTTTTAGTAAGTGCTATGAAATGTAGTGCCATTGTGACTACATATCAAGCATTGTGACTGCTAGTTGTTGTACGAGTCGAGAATATTTGCTAGGGGGCATTGCGTACCTGTATGCGCATCCAGTACCTTAAAAGTATGAAGCACACGACAAGAGAGAGAAACGCCATGCTCTGCAGATCATTCAATTTTACTCAGGACATCACGATCTTGCCTGTTGAGGAGATCTCAGTTAACAACCGCAAGCTCGTCAAAGATTTCGTCGCCACCGCCATGGTCAGGAGCTGGTGATGAATGATTTCGAGCGGCTGGTAACTGAAGACCTTCAAACTCCTCACGACTTGATGATCCTCAATGCTCGTATTAACTCATTGGAGGAGACACGAGGACTTCAGGAAAGGGGCGACTATAAGGTGTGCTACGAAGGAGCCGACCTTGTGAAGAGCGCCATTGAGGAGCTTGGGCTAGACGCAGTAGCTAAAGCGTCCCATCTGATGGCAAATGCTCAATATGTCTTCATACAGTGTTTGCGTGGCTGGCGGCTTTCTAGCGATCTCGACAACGATATCATCGGGCTCGTATCTATGCGCAAGCAACAATACTTCTCCTATCTTCAGGATAGCCTGGCAGAAGCTTACATTGCAGACACAAGCAAAACTCATCTGCGCCAGTACGTGGAGCACAAGTTCGGCACCGATCTGGGCCTTTGACCCTTGCCTTTTGTTTTCAAATCCACCTGCAGCACATAATAAGAGAGAAGATCGTGATAATCAACATTGGCACTTTAATGCTAAATGGGAAAACTTTCCCGCAAGAAATACTGGATAAAATGATAAAGACTGCAAAGTTTGAAGATGATATTCGTCGGAATGCCCATGAAATACGCCGAGCTGACTCACCTTTAGTGCAGCTGGCAATCTTTGAGCTAGGAGAAACTGAAGTCAGAAATATTTCATATGATCAGAGATATTGCATGGGAATCGCATCTGATACATACCTAGACAGGCTGCGCTCAAGGCTGGGCGATGCCTATCTGGCCGACACATCAAAAACACATCTACGAGAATATGTGGATTATAAGTTCGGCGCCGACCTCGGACTATGAGCATGCCCCCGCCAGGGGGCTTTTTGTTTACAAACGGTATTTCTTAACCAAAAGACATGATTCCAAGGCAGCCGAACACCTGTACGATAAGGTCTCGCTAGACTATACAGCTGAGCTGTCGTTGACTTGGCTAAGAAGGACTCTTGTATGCAAATGAGCGCTGTTGAATTCACCGACGAAATCAAAATTCTGGTCGAACAGGATGGTGAGGTGGAATCGATTAGAGTCATCTACGGGGGCGAACATGGCCATGAAACGGCAGGCGCTGTTGTTGGCAATGTCACTCTGCAGGATGCGATCGAAATGGCCAACAGCATCGTCGACTCCCCTGGGTCTATGGCTCGCCTCAGAGGAAACCAGCACCTGGCACGCCTGATCTACACGCTATTCATTGAGCAGGGAATTTCCCGCACAGCCCAGCAGATCCACAACCTCGGCCTGCTGATCCGCACGCGCCACGCCGGCATCACTGCGCAATCCACCCCCGACAGCCTGCCATTCCCCTACGAGCGCCCCTCAACGCCGCTGAGCGAACTGAAATACTCCGCCGCAGGCAACCGCAATCACTTCCAGCTCACCCCTAGCGACGATGAGATAGCCTTCCTTCTCCCCGAGAGCCCTGGCTATCGCTGGAACGACAAGCAAAGCCTCGGGCCAGTGCTGCGCGATTTTGCAGTCAAACGCCTTTTTGAGATCTACCGAGATGACCAGACCAAGCAGCACCTGGCCTGGGTTGCGGAGCTGGGCTTTGCTGGGGATTTGGGGTTATGGGGCCTGTCGCTGCATCCAAAAGATCGAAGCCTCGATAACCTCCAGCACTCGAAGCTTAAGCGTCTGTTCCATCAAGTTCATGTCTCGTTTGTACTTTTCAAAGGTAGCTACGCATGCCGGATCGAGGCGCTGCTGCTCGCTAAGCTCGTTGCCCAAATTTTGTGGGAATGGATGCAGAGGCCACGAGCTGCACTGCTCCGCAAGCAGTCGCACCTTGTCTGTCAGAACAAGCCAGTCAAGTGCATGCTCAGGCGAAATGGATGCAGCCATCGTGAGGCAGTGCTGGAAATCAGGGTACCTAGAGTGAGCGGTTTCCATCGCAAATTTGAGCTTGAGGATTTGAGCACTCGTCACGATCGAGGTCTTGTGGGCCTTCAGGTTTTCCAGAGCCAGGATGGAAGGGTCGATCGATGTGATTGGTGTTTCGTGACCAAAAACCCGAGTGCGCTCGTAGGCGTCAATGACAGAGGCGACGATCAGATTCAATGGCGTTAGCGTCAGCTTTTCCCTGCGATAGCTGGGTATAAGCTCGATCACTACATAGAACACATATGCAGAAAATAGCCCCACCAGCAGATCACTACTAACACTGCCAGTAGCCTCCGCTGTGAGAAAAGCAGCCGTCTTGCCTCCTTTGAGCCAAGGCCACACATCCAGCTTGAGGTTGATTAGGATGATGAGGCCCAGTACAGCCAGTGCAGCGGCAAGCAGCCACTTTTCCCTCGTTTCACGCCAGACCCACATGGCCTTTCACTCCCCAAAAATCTGGCCAGCATACCGCTAGGGAGGAGCGTTGGCATCAGTGGGCCCGACATGTCGAGCTGCCGCTGAATATCTCGAATTTGGTTCAGTCGTTACGTTTCTTTTGATCCACACGCATACCCTGGTGCTCGTAAAGGAAGGCCGGAAGGCCGATCCCGAAAGCCCCGATAGCATTCTGATCACGAATCGCGGTGGTTACGAATTCGTGCATGGCAGTATCGGTTCGCTGACCTGCCTCGATCGCTGCTGCGAAGGCCTTGCTGGCATCATCTCCAAAGAATTTGCGCATGCCGATGACCGCGACCTTGCCCTCAGGGATCTCAACCATCGTGGCGACAGCAGGAGTCGAGTCGGCTTTACTTGCGTCCCCGTTGTCAGGCCCCGGCACGATCTCATATTGATAGATGTGATATTTGCTCGTAAGCGGGCAGCGCACGCTCAGGATGAATTCGGCTTGGTACGCGGTGAAGTTCTTTTTCATGCTCTTGTGCTCGCTAGCCCGGTCAAGCACAGCCTGAATCGAGTGCTGCACCACGCCAGCAATGAACGCCGCGCTCAGCAAGTAGTTGGGCCCGTAATCGCTTCGCTTGAACATATCGCCGTCACAGTGCTGACCGATGAATTTGTGCTTCTCGCAAAGCATGGCCAGCTGGTACTTGTCATCCCGGTAGGTCGGTTTCAGCTCTCCCAGGTGGTTACGGATCGAGTTCATGATGTGCTGAGAAACAAGGGTGCTGCCTGCAAACGCGATAGCACAGCCATCTTCGTAAATGAAACCGTGATAGCCGTTGAACCAATTGCCGAGCAGGTTTACACCGTTCACGCGAATCGGGATCTCGTAGACCTTCTTGTAGCCATTGACAAGCACTGCGCCATCTTGGGTGATGCTGCTGTCAGAGGCGAAAAACGTACCGTGGGCATGAGTGCTCTTGATACCTTCAAAATCCAGCTGTTCCAGCGTGTGACCAGCGACAATCAGCGTCATGCCTTTGCTCCCGGAAAATCGAGCAGCATACCGAGAGCACGGGGTTTTGACATCAAATCAAGCGGCGACGTACTCAGTCGCAAGCCTGTCCGCGTTGTCCTCGATGCTAAAGTCATTGCGAAGTACGCCGCGACGTTTGAGTTCGGACACGTAATCATGGTGCGAGAGATCGCCATTGGCGCGGGCGTTGGCAAGCGCCTGGAGCTCCTCGGTCGATGCATTGATGCCGTACTCAGTGTTGATGTCGGCTACAAACTTGGCATTCGACACCCTGGAAAACCTGGCCAGCATTTCGAAGACCTTGGCGATCGCTGACGCTGTTGCGGTTGCCATGCTCGCAATTTGATTGTTGTTTTCCCCAGCGTTGAGGGCCCGTCCGGTGGCTGTTTCGACAACGCCATTGTTCTGCAACATCTCGATACCGTAGCTGGCCATGATGCCCTCCAGATCCTGCAGGCTCTGGCGCCCCGCGTTGATCGCATTCCCGCTGTGTTCAACGAATTTCAGGTCGCTGCCGGCATTGGCCACGATCGCGCTATCGACTCCTATCTTGATCTCGACGCCTTCCTCGACGCCAGACGCGAACAGGATTGGGACGCGAGCAACGTGCAGAATATTTCTCTGATCACTAAATTCCTGCCAGTGCGCAACGTTCATATGAGCGAGGTCGATCATCGGCGGCGGACAGAACAGCGTGCCACGGGTCTCAGCAGGGTTTGAGTGAATCGGGATTACTGGGATTTCTGGCAACCCGAAGTCGCGCCATGGCTCAACTTGAGCGTAATCAGAGCCATCAGATTCCTGGTACAAGCACCATAAAACCTTCCCTCCGGAACGCCTGAAAACCCGCACTCGGGCCACGTTCCGCTCACCCCATTCGCCGTCCTCTACAGCGGCGACCTCGGCAATACGGATCTCCTGCAGGCGCCCATCCTCATCGAGCTTGTAGCCCAGGATGTCGTCTGCAGACAGCCAGTAAACGTAGGGTTGGCCACCGTCGACCGGAGCATCAACACAGAGAAACGAGGTGCCATTCCAGAGCGCATCTTGAAATACCACCGAAGCCAAAGCAGACACAGATGTCCCTTTACCGTCGATATCCCCGGCGAACAGCTCGGCCAGCTCCGGGTGGCTCTCCGACGTGACGCTCACAGGCCTGGAGAAAGGCTTTGAACTCAAATTCTTCACAACGCGGGCGATGAAGTTCGTCAGTACCGATCGTTTCAGGCGTTTCTGGTATGCGAGAGGCTCCTCGCCTGGCTCGTGTGGAAGGTACTCCTGACCTGCGGCGCGCATGGCCTCGGTACCCCCCCTAAGGGCTCTGATGATCTTCCGGTCGGACAGGTATTTTGAGCAGATTTCGCTGCGGTCTTGGACTTTCATACGGTCTTTTCGACTCTTATTATGGCGTTTATTTAACCCATTATCCCATGGGAAACAGAGGTATGCGGGCGTTTCCAGGTGAGCCTGTAAGCAAGAGCGTCCCAAGCATGGTCATCACCGGCTTTGGCCACGCTGTCGGGCTCGTCTTCATCGCGATACAAGTCAGGGATCGTACGCGTGAGGAATTTGCAGCCGCTGAAGACGTAGATGTGGGGCTTCTCGGGGTTACGGTCGGCAGTAGCCTGGAGGCGTTCGAACATCAACTGTGCTGACGTGATTCGACTGCCTGCTCGCTTGTCAGACTGAGAAAAGGTCATGCCTTCCTTTGCCAGTTCTTTGGCCACAGTCGGAGCTGTGCCGTTGTCCACCAGGGCACCGTTGAAAATCTGGTTGTCTGCAGGCCCAGCGGTGATACGAGCATGGTTCTTGAGCACCGAGGTCTGCAGTTTCACCTCCCTGGCCTTTAACCTGGCGCCGATCTTGCCAGCACTCAGAAACAACCCGAGATCCCGTTTCTGCTGCTTGCCGTCAGGAGTCAGAGGCGTCCCATAATCCTCACCACACACGATCAGAGAGCCCTTAGGCGGGCAAAACACCTTCCCACCGACCGTGACGGCCTCACCATTGGCCTCTGCAGTCCACAGACAACAAAACGGGGTGGACTGGCCGTAGTCAAACGCTCGATCCACCCTCCACGAGGCGGGGATTTCGAATGGCTGCAGAATGTGAACGTCACGATCCCAGACCTTAGCGAACATGGCCGTGTCGTCGACCACTTCCCAGTTCCCGTAGAGCCAGGCTTCCCGCAACATGGGATCTGCGATGTTCATCAACCAGGCTTTGTACTCTAGGTCGACGTATTTGTTTTCAAAGACCGTCCCGAAGATCGCGCAGCGCTTCCAGGCGACTTCCTGGGTGTTGCCGTCCTCGTCGATGAGCTTTTTGACGGTGTGCTCGATCTCTCCATTTCGCTTGCCGTCGATGAACCGCTCTTTGACCCAGCGTTTGCCGATGCCCCAGGGGTTGGTCATGGCCCTGACCTGTTTCGGGGGCATCAGGGGCTGCCGGGGTGTCGGTTGGTAAGCGGTACGCAGAGTCGACAGGAGCTTTTCGTAAATCTCGTCCGTTGCCCAGGTCGTGAGCTCGTCAAACCCGATGTAAGTGAACTGCTGGCCGTGAAACTTGGCTTCGTACTGCGACGCTTTTTCGATGTACTGAAAGATCAGCTGCTCGCCGTCCGGAAATGTCCAGGTACGCTCGGATTTGTTGTAGACGGCGCCTGGAAACAGACGAGGGAAGACCTTTTCGGACTCGTTGATGAGATCGCGCAGAGCCGAATACTGACGACGAAGAATGACCCCGCGCCAGTACGCCCCCCAGCCTTTCCCAACGTGCTGGGCGAACCCCATAAGCAAGCATGCCGACTTCCCATTTCCGCGAGTGCCATGGAACAAAACCTCGTGCACCAGCGTGTCTGGCTGACCGACGATGAGGAACATCTCCTGGCTCGAAAGCCCTCCGGATTTGTTCTTGGTGGGTTCCCAAATCACGCGCCTGACTGCTGAGTTGAGGGCCTTCCGGGGCAACATCGCGGTCATGCCGGCAAACCCTCAAAGCCCTTGAATCCCGCTCCGCTTTTTGCGCACAAAGCAGGTGTTTTGCTTACAAACACCGCTTCGAGCAGGATCAGGGATTCCAGTGCTCTCGGCTCGGGGTAGCGAGGGTCTGGGTCATGTGCCTGGTAGCCATCCCAGTACACTGCGTGCAGGCCATAACCACTGCGAGAGAGGATCGTCAGGATCGCGGGACAGCCTCGGATAATTTCGGGACTGCAGGGGTTTCCGGGGCGACCGAGTTGCGCGTAGAACTCTGGGAACGTTGCGTAGCTGCTGGGGATTCCGAGTTGAGCCAGCGCGTTGCAGGTATCGGCTGCGGTGGTGCCAAGGAGGTCTGCTTGAGGCGCAAAAAGGATCAGGGCTTGCTCGTACGAGAGGCGCAGCGCTGCTGCGAAACTGGCGATGCCACAGTCGAAAGGAGTCCGTTGCTCAATCATCACCAGGCGCCTTCTGACGTGTTGACGATTTGGCAAGATCAACTGCGGATGACTGCTGTTGAAGAAGAGCAGCTTCGAGATCCTGGCCCCCAGCGCCGCCGAACGTAGGGATGTTGGCAATGCCAGTGTTTTGGTCGCCCTGAGAGTCTGTCTTGATCGTGATTTCCCTGCGGGCAGGGGCTGCAAAGTCGTCAGGGAATAGGCGCTCGATAAGCTTGATCGCTACGTTCCCGTCCGACCTTGCATGCTTGAAAGCGGCGTCAATCAGGGTCTTTCCTGCTTTGGCTCGGGATTGCTCAATTGTGTCCAGAAACTCTATGAGCAACTCCTCGTCGGGAGACAGGTCGTGGCGCTCAGGATTGGCGGAATCGATCTCTTCAGCCTGCGATTTCCAGTAGTAATAAGTGCTCCTAGGAATGCCCGCGTTTGCGTAAGCAATGGCTGTAAAGGCCGTTTCTGACAGCTCTTTGCCCAGCTTCTTGATCAGTGCTTTGGTGAGGGATTTAGCGGCCATCAGTCACTCCAAAAACCTGACGCCGAATTTCGCGATCATAAGGGCATCACTGATGCCGTCGTTGCACCCGCGAGTACCGTCTTTCTTCAGTCGTTTGCCCTTGAAAATCTCATCAGCCCGGAAGACCTCGAAAGCGATCTCGGCGATCTGCTCTTTGCTCAAACCAGTGAGGCTCTGGCCACCCCTCCAAGCCTGCGGACGCTCAAGGCGATATGGGATACCCAGGCACTCCAGAACAGCCCGAGCAGCCCCGTAGCCATCGCCAAAACTGAAAGCCCCGACAGCCCCTTCACCAGGCCTTGTACCAACAAGCTCCAACACCCCGAGGGCAATTCTGAATTGAGAAAGCCGGGCGAAAAGTGCCCCGGCATCAACTTTGCTCTTGCCGCCAATTTCTTTCACAGGCATACGAAAGCAATCGACAAGATTGAAGTTCTCATCGATCACTGCAATGCCTCCGGAGAGGCCAGGGTCAATACCAAGGACGTGGCGCATAACGACTGACTTTATTATTGTTATTGTACAGTCATTGTAACACTTGCTGACTGTTGTTTGTGCGCAAAGAAGCCTGGACGGGTATTGATTTTCTCAGAAACCAACTGCTCTTTGAGAGATGGTAAATTTCGACCCACGTTCTGGACAAGCCACTTATAACGTTCTGATTCACGGAAGGCAGACTCCTGTCCCTCATAGCAGTAGTCAAAGCCTTCTTTACTAGCCCATTCCTCCATGGTCATAACGCTACCGTCAACACGGGGCCTGGCCCAAGGGCATTTTATATCCCTATGCGAGAAGATGAAGACAATGTGCAGGTAATTTTGTTTGGCGACATTGATGTACTTGCGGGCCGTTTCAAGATCCGCAATCACGCCTTTACCTTCGTAGACGATGCGATCATTCAACGGATCGATCCAGTCAGGCTGATAGCTATGCTCGACGTAGTAAGGGATCTTGTACGCTGCTGGCTCGTAATCAAGACCCTTCATACCGCCGAAGTGCCCCATTCTGAATTCGCTCCAGCTGCGATAAGGGCGCGGGTAACGAGGTAGGTCTGGAGTCTTGATGATTGACTCCCCATCCTCAAATTTGCGTTGGTATGCCTGACGATTGTAGTCATTCCAGGGGAAGGCTTGCTCGACTTGATAGCACGCATCCGCGCAGAGCTTTAGCAATTCGTTATCTACATTGAGATAGCCATGCGGCTTCTGGAAATGCTTTGCGTATGACTCTGACTTAAAGATGTCAGCAACCTTCTGGGGGTCTAATCCGATCACAGCGCACTCTCTTATTCTTATTATGTGCTTATGATCTTATTATCGTTAATGAGCAAAACCTGGCGCAACACCTATTCGCGCATTTTATTCAATTATCTTAATTCTTTCTTGCGTCGGACAACTTAGTGTGAATTAGGGGCCTCCTTGCCCCCGGCAATTCCTTAAAGCCCAGTGTACTCGCGCATTTGCTCAAGCGACTTCGGATCGATGATGTAGTAGTAACCCGACTTACCGCCATCTTTCCGCTTTGTTTTCAAACCATGCAGGTTCATGATTTCGGAGATCGCGCCTTGCTTACTGCGATCGCTCACGCTGCCAGTGTTCTTGGGCATTTTGAATCCAGCCAGGATTGCTTCGTGGCGCACCTGGTTGATTCGGTCGTAAAGGGCCACTGAGTGCGCCGGAGACCAAGTGCCGCTGAGAAGGCCTTTATGCAGCTCCTGGACGAGCTCCTCGAATTTGGTCGAGGCCTTGGTGAAGAGCTTGCGGTAGTTATCCAGCTTGACTTGGCCGACGCCTTCCCCCCAGAACTGCGCATCATGGAAGGTCAGTTCCTTGCGCTTCAGGCCTTGCTGAGCCTGGTACCGGATCGCGGCAAAGTGCTCAGCCTCGCTGCATGAGCCGATCCTTTGGGTGCGCTTGGTCTGGGCCTCAGTTGCTGCAGTGGCGTTCAGCAGGGTCAGCGCGGTGTCCTTCTTCACTGCTCTGCGACCGGAGCTGTTCGCCTTGAAGCCTTCGATACCAAGATCGTTGTCGTTTGGGATCATTTCCAGCTGAAAGCCCTGGCGTTTAAGCTCATACGGGAGGGTTAGCTGGATGTTGTCGCGGAGCCAGCCGGTGCGAGTCATATGATCCTTGCGGGCATCGTCGAACGCAGATTTGGCAGAGGCGTCGAACTCGACCTGAGCTATCTCCTCGCGCTTGTTTTGGGGGTTGCGGAGGCCGATCACGAACTCCTTCGCAGTGCGGTCACGGCGCATCATTTGGATTGCTGAGCGAGGGGTAACAGATCCCTCGAACAATCCGTAGTGGGCCTGGAAGTGGCCGCTGGTGATGCTCAAGGCTGAGGTGATGGCTGGCGAGTAGATCACCACTTGGTGTGCGGTAGTGTTGGGGTTGCTGATGAAGGCTGACTGGGCTGGCCAGCCTGCAGATTTGCTTGTGATAACCAGGGGCTCGATGCCGTCTTTTTCCAAGACTTTGCCAAGGGCCTCGGCGTCACGAGCGATGTCGCAGGCGATGAGGGTGTTCTGGCCTGCCTGGGCTGCGTTGAGAGCCATGGCACGAACCTGATCGAGGGCTCCTACCTTGCAGTTGAGGTCGGTGTGAGCCTGATCGATTTCAAAGCAGTTGATGAACTCTTTGCCTTTTTTGATCAGCGACAGGCACTCATCGTTGATGTCAGCGTCTGCAAAGACCACTGATTTCGCGTTATGGACGACCTGCCTGAGGGTGTTCCAAACCACCTCGCGCTGCTGCACAGACCCTTCGAAAACGTGATCGATGACCTGAGCGGCTTCGTCGATAACCACCAAGTCAACGTCTTTGATGAAGTCGTCGAATTTCGCGCTGATCAGGGAGTTGACCACGACCTTCAGGCCCTTCGTTTTTTGCATCTGACCTGGCTGTACGTCTTCGTAGTCAACGAGACCTGGGATGCCTAGGCTTTTGATGATAGAGCGACGATGTGAGATCACCAGCACCTTTTTGCCAGCTTCCAGGAAGTCTTGGATGCAAGGGTTGATTACCTGGGATGACTTGCCCCAGCCAGTCGGACACTTGATCAGAGCGCGGCGGTTCATGCGCAGCAGAACAGATCTGAGCCAGCCGGCAGATGTTGGTTTGTGGATTACTGGGAAGTCGTGACGATCACTGCGCGATTCGAAAAAGGCCTGCACTCGAAGAGTCTTCGCGGCGATTGCTTGAGCGCATTGCTCTTGGGTCTTTCCAGACGCGTCAGCAAGTCTCTTCGATGCAAGGGAAAGGTCACCAGCAATGTAAGTGTCTTTGGCAAGCTCATATGCGGCTTTACCGAAAGCGCTTTCGGTCAATTCGCTTTTTAAAGCCAGAAGCGCGACGTCTGAGCGATTGAGCTGGTAAATGTTATCAGTGAGCTTGCCGAGTTTTTGATCGTAGAGACCAGACGCAGTCTTGTAAGCGGCTTCGATTGCCTGGCTAGCAGAGCCAGAGATGTCCACAAGTCTTTTGAGAGATGGGTACTCACTTTTGATGTATGCAGCGGACTCAGCCAAGTCATCAACGGCGACGGTTCGAAATCCGTCAACCAAGAGATGGGTTCCAATGATTACTGAGTTGCCATTGCCTGCGATATTCTGTTCGACTTGGTGCATTTTCGTACTCTCTAATTATTGTTGTGCTCTGTGCACATTTGAATTATCGGACATGAGCAAAACGCCGCGCAATACCTTTTTGGGTTGACACTTAGGTATGTTGAGGTATGAAAGTAACACCCGGTTGTTCTAGGGGTATCCAGGTAACGCTCGGTTGATTTGGGTTGCGCAAAAATGCGGCTCAGGAGCGAAGCGTAACGCAGCGTTGCGATTTTAGTTTTTCTTAACCAAAATAGTTGCCAGCCCTCTCAGCCTGGTGTTTTCTATCAGCAATCACCCTCAACGACCCCTTTCCTTTTATAAAAGGAGAAACCCGTTGAGGGTAATGCATTTAAATTGGCTAAGAAAAACTGAGGTGGATTTCCTTTCGTATACCTCGACTTCCAAAAATGACAAGCAAAATAGGTGTTGCGCACCCTTTTGCTCGTATTCGACAATACAAATGTGCAGAGAGCACAACATAACAAGAGAGACAGTCATGAGCACTACAGCAATCAAATTCGCAACTCAGAACACTGCGGAAACTCGCTACGTACAGAATCGCGAAGCCCAGTCATTCCGCCAGTTCTACAGCCATTTTCTTCTCAATCAGCGCATAAGCGATATAAAGGATGGGCCTACCTTTACGCCATCTTTTTTCCGCGCCCCCGAGAGAAACATGGAGAATGTGATTGCGACAAGCATGGTGATATTTGACGTCGATCAAAAACCCACGGACGATTTGGTCAGCTTGGAGGAGCTGGAAGACGCCCTTATCGATCTCAATTGGGAGCATTGCATTTATACGTCGTACAGCAACACTGCTGAGTGCCCCAGGTTTCGCGTTGTGCTGCCGCTCGATAGACCAGTACACCCAGATGCCTTCCTGAGCGTTGCAGCCGCTGCACTTGAAGCTCTAGATGAATTTCTTGACGGCAGGCTCCTCAAAGTCATCGACGGGTGCTGGCGAGAGACGTCGCGTTGCTACTACACATTCACCACCCACCCGCATCGCCAGGCCGGAGCTATCTCTTTTTACAACCCAGGCAAACCCCTAGACGCGCTTGAGCTCAAGCTAGCTCAGTCCAGCTACGGCATCGACGCCGAATACACCAAAACCACCAAGCCCCGCACCCCAGGCACAGCCGTCGGCGCAGCAGGCCGCAGCTTCGAACTCAACCGAATCCTCGGAGGCCTTTTCCGATCAGCAAACGAAGACCAAATCACAGCCAAAATCCTGCAGGTCGACCAGGAACAGAACCCAGGTAACGAGTACTTTCGCGACCAAAGCTACGCCCGCCACAAACCTCGCCCAGGCGAAACCCCGAACGCCGCAGCTCTCCGAGCATGTAAATCTTGGGTCAGGTCTCATCTAAACTGGCTGCGCCGCAAAGCCAAAGGCATCGACACAACGATCGTAAACCGCCAGGCGCAATCAAAAGACCCAATGCCAACGCATGAAGCGATGATCAAACTCAAAGACTTCAAGCCAGGCAAGACCAAAGCAGGCGGAGAAACAGCCCTGGCCGAGTTCGAGATCGTGAGCGGCGAACACGCAGGCCGTCACGTCTGGCACCGCTTCTACAGCCAGGGCAACCACCCCACTGCGATCAAAATCAGCAATGAGATGCTCGAAAAACTCAAGACCGCCGCGAGCCTCCCCACCAGCAGCTTTGCGGACGTTTTGAAAGCAAAAGACGTGATCGTGCACGCGCGCATAAAGCTCAAGGCTGGTACTAACGGCTTCCCACCTCAGAACGAGATCGGCACGTTCTTCACCCAACAGTGAGTCGTGATATGGTCGGCCAGCCCGCAATGCCATCATGGGCTGGCCCCCACCTTACGAGACCTAGGAAATGGATATTCGCTTCTTTTTTGAACAGCGGCTGGGGTTTATCAAGCAGCTGTATATCAATGGCTCAGCACCGTTCGAACAGCGCATGAGGAAGATCGAGAAAGGGGTGCGTCCATTTATTCCGCCCTACAGCGAGGATGGTGAACCACCATTCCAGCTCGAATGGGAGGAAGCTGATGCATCGATACAGGTACTGGGCAGCTCCTGCCTTTCGATGATATCCGCATCACTACACATCTACCTTGTTGCATGGCAAGACCGCCTTGGGTCTGCTCCAGATTGCACAAAAGCGGCGTTCAAAAACGGATGGCCTGCAGGTTACCAAGCGTACTACGAGTCGCATGGGTCAGATAAATTCGATACAGGCCCGTTCGATTACTCCCTGGTTTCAGAAATAGTTTTGGCCCGAAACAGTATTCAGCATGATGACTCCCTGACATCCAATACCTTTCGCTACCGAGATAGTGATCTACCTAAACTACCCAGCCCTTTTTTCGTAAGCGATCGGGATAAAGAGCTAGCAAAACAGATTGGTGATGGCGAGAGAGACTGGCTTTTCCCACCACGCATTCACATCACCAAAGAAAAATTCCTGCATATGATCTCTGAAATTTCGAATTTGGTTGAATGGCTAGAAAAACAAGGCGAGCAAATCCAATACCGGCAGTACCTAGAGCGTAAGAAACTGCGCGAGACCAATCAGAGCTAGACCATTAAGACGCTTAAGAGCCCCTACCCAGGGGCTTTTTTACGCTCTTACGATTTGACATCGAACTACTTCAAATTATACAGCAGATCACTCTATTGCTTTCAAAAAAGCGCATTGAGACAATGACCCTACAAGAATAAGCACGAGAGCTATTCAATGCAGCCTGAATCAGTAAATCCTTTAGTCCTACCAACAAATATGGACATACACACATGCCTAGTAGAAACCTACAGGTATCACGAGGCAGAGGCGAATGACTTCGACATACATGACTGGGCTGCTGCATACGTATTCCAGCTAACCACATATGACTACGACATTTCCAAGAAGCTTGTCAGAGATTTCGTAAGAGTGTGCAAGGCTATAACTGAGCGAACCACCTTCAACCTTATATCTGACGAAGCCGACTACGTGACGTTCATTACCATTGTGAACATGCCGCTATTTAGTCAGCGCCTCGACTGGGGCACCTCTATCCGGGGATGCTGGTGGGCTCACGATGATCACGTGTTCAATGCCTGGCTTAAGATTGATGAGCATCCGGAGTGTTACGACCTAACTAGAGATCAGTGGATTGACTACATCAAAGCTGCATGCCAAATTTTTGAAGTCGACTGAAACCTATTTGCGCGCAAACCCGCCAAACTTTGCACTCAAAAAACCCAACAGCTTTTGATTTATCCCCACATGCAGCATTACGGCAGTGGTAATATAAATATGTAGGCAGTTCCTCTCTCTTTCTGCCTGCATTCTCTTGTTGTTGTGAGCTGCATCCAAGCCCTGGCCGGGCCTCTCTCTCCTGGCTGGGGCTTTTTTATGTTGCCAATTTGTCAATTTCTTTACCATTCGTCAGGAAAAGCAATGAGAGAAAGTTGGGGCAGTGTCAGACAACAGCCGGAATTGCTGGGGTTGCTGGGTGTGGTTGTCTGACGCTGGGTATTAGTACACTTAGTTGATTATTTCCCCGACGGTTTACAGGGATATTGTTTGCTCTTAGCCTGTGCTGGTCGATGACGACACAACACGAAGAGAGCGACGTAATGGGCATGTATGAGCGGATTCCGAATGACCTTATCACCTCAAATCAGGCAGCCGAGGTCTTGGGAGTCAGCATAAACACGTTGAAGGTCTGGCGCTCCAGAAACCCCAACTTGGGTTACTACAGGGGTCACAACCGCGAGATTCGTTACTCGCTAAAGGAATGTCAACAGTACTATCGCCGCTCGTTTCATCGTGTCGTGCCTGGATCTGGGCCTCAGTGAGGGCCTCATTCGCTCGACAATTTATTATCAAAAATGATAGTTTTCTGTCGAGCAACGTGAGGACTGGTGATGAATCGGAAACTGCTGATGGAATCGTGCAGAACCCTGGCCGCAGCCGGCGTCTGGTGCATTCCAGAGTCGACGCTCATTGGATTTGCGGGATATCCAGATAAAGCCTACTTTCGCGTGGCTATGACCAGGCATGCACGGGCTGGAGTGATCGAGCGCATTGCCCCCAAGCTTTATGCCAATCCCTTCCTGCGACCGCCTGCAGCAGGGCTGTTTCGCTTAACCAATTTTCTACGCCCAACTGACCTCTGCTACCTGAGCTGCGAGTCAGTGCTCAGCGAGCATGGATGGATCAGCCAGTTGCCTTTCTGCTTAACCTTCGTAACTACTGGCCGAAGCTATCGATACAGCACTGCGCTTGGTGACATCGACTTCGTACACACTGAAGAAGATCCCAGCGCCTGGTGTGGCCACATCACCAGAAATGAAGACAGGCAGATCTGGGAGGCCACTCCCGAAAAGGCCCTAGCTGATCTCAAGCGATACAGGCGCAACCTTGACCTCGTTCTGCCAGAATCCGAGCGCTCAGATTAGCCACAAGCCCCGGCATGGAATATTATCCCCGATATTTGCATCAGGGGCCGCACCATGGCAAAGCCATCCGCAATCGAGCTAAAGCGAAATCAGCTCGCACGACTCAAAGCCAATCTCGACGAGTGCGGGTACAAGCTCGCTGAGCCCCTGTCTGTAGATGATCCCCATACAGCCATTTTGCGCGCAAACGCACTGTCACAGCGCCTCAGTCTTGGGATGCTGATTTCGAAGGGCGGCGAGACAAAGTCGGGGCTGATTAAACAGCTAGCTAAACTGCCCGCTGTCAGCGATATCCATGCCTTCCAGGCTGCCCCTCCTGTAGAACTGCGTATCGGAAAAATTGCTAAGAGTGATGAGCAAAGCTACGTCGAGCTCGTTGCAGAATTTACTGAAGAACTGGCCGCATTGAACGCCATCGAGGCTGAACAGGGAGAGGAGCTTTCGACCCCTGACTCAATATCGTCTCGGATAGAGTCTGCTCCACGCATCGGCAGGCCCGCTAAGACCCCGCTTGAGAACCTCGACAGGGGCCTTGCGGAGAACTATGGGATCGCAAGACTCGCACTGGCTAAGGCCGTCATCAACGAGGAGAACCCACGCAAAATGGGTCGTCCAGCGCGCTCCGTAGAGGATGTCAGCGCTGAGTACGACAAGAGGAAGGCGGAGCTAGACCAGTCGATCAGTAATCTGGAAGCAGAGCTCAAGGGTGTAGAGATACATGACAGGGCTGCCAAGATTTTCAGAGACGCCCTGGCTCAGTTCAAGAGGCTCGTAAAAGAACTGGGTGGTGTTGACCAAATCGAGGCCAGGGCAGAAGTAAATCGCCTAGAAGGTCACCTGAAATTCCTGAAGCAAGATCGCAAACGCTACATCGAACTCGGCGAGCCAGATCTGCCGTTAGAGCATCACAACTCCCCCCGGCATCACCTATTGAGTGCAAAAGCAGAGCTGACTGCTGTTCGCGACATCTACGACCAGCTCACCCTGCCAAGAGAGATCAAACGCCTGAAGGACATCGAGGCCAAGAAAGCCAAGTAGCCCCCCAGCAGCTCCAGCCCCCAAGCAGCTTTGTTCCCAAACACCTCGCTGGGCAGCTCAAGCCAGGGCTCAGCTTGTCGCGGCTAGAGCCAAATCGAGAGGATGTACAAAATAATCAGAAGGTTGAACGCGTAGCGACACAGATTTTTGATCGTACTCATCTCTCGCTCCTCTCGACATATTATGGCAATTATTAACGCATAGGATCAGGTCTAAATCAAGGCCAATGCCCCGGTTTTGCTGGGGATTTCACGTTTTACCCTCGTGTCTAGCTGAATTAGTACACCGGGTGTACTTTCTGAAAATTGCCATTTTGTCAATGGTGTGCGGAAAATTATCCGACGAACGGTCTTGCCAGAAGCTCGATTTGACAACATATTGGTATCGGACGGGCTGCGCAGTGTGGCCCGATTTGATCGCCGGACAGAGAGATGAATGCGTGCGTAAGGGTCGAAGACGTTGAGGTAGCCATTGACGGTGCAGCTGCAGAGCGCGAGCGTGCGAGGCTTGCGGAGTCGCTGGGATATATGACAGAAACCCAGGTTGCGATGCTGGCTGGCGTTAAAAAGTCGACGCTAGAGTCCTGGAGAAAGCGAGCAAAAGGGCCCGACTCTATTCTCTTTGGGAACGAGCCCCTTTACTCGAAGGCAGACATTAAAGGATATTTCGACAGTCTTGCTCAAGCTAAATCAGACCGCAGTCACATCCGGGCCGCTCTGTAA